CTCAATCTCTTCGCGCCAGCCGGGCTGAAGCTCTTCATCCAGATCAAGGCTTAGGCATATGTCTATGTCTTTCGGAATCAGGGCCAGAGCCGCATTCCGGGCAAGGTCAAAACGCCACGGGCTGATGTGGATTTGATGCACCTTGGTGGACGGGGCCTTCTCAGCCAGTTCCACGGTTTTGTCGGTGCTGCCAGTGTCGGCAATCAGGATAAGATCGGCATCAGAGGCTGCATCGCAGAATCGGTTGACGAACATCTCTTCGTTCTTGGAGATGGCGTAGACGCAGATTTTTGGCTTCCAAGCGTAGCGCTTGAACAGGTTGGCGAAGACGCTGTCTGCGGTGCGAAGGTAATGGTCATCCACCCTGATTAGGTCGTTAGACCAGATCGTTTCCCACATATGGACGCAATAGGCGTCTTTCAGCATTAGTTCGCTGAACTCGTTAGATGGATCAAGGATCGACTTGTTGGTCCAGCCAAACGGTAGGAATTCATAAGCAGACCGAAGCGAAACGCCCTTGGACTTTTTGCTATAAAGCTTCCAAGGCAGGACGACAGCGCCGTAGGCCCAAGTGTCGTTGACCTCAAAAGCGTCAAGCCAACGCTTAATGAAGTCAGCGCCGGGTGCCGCCATGATGATACCGGCGTTCATAGAGCGCGGATCGTCAATCGTGTCCGGGCTCATTACGCACTGCCATTCCTTTAAGAACGGAATCGGCTTGATCATGAGCATGTCGGTGTCGAGGTAGATGCCGCCATGCTTGTACAGAATCTGCAGGCGAAGAACGTCAGCCTGATACTGGACATGGGTCAGTTCGTAGCCATTGAAGGCTACGGGAAGCTCGACCTCTACCATCTCGACGTAGGGCCTGATTCGTTCCCAGTTGGGGTTACCGACAGGCTCTTTGTTGACATGCATCAATATGCGCTCAGGCACCTGAATGTCGTGAGCGGCTCTGACTGCTAGATAATTGACGAAGCTAAATTCGCGGGAGTTCGGCCCTGCGAGCCAAACGAAGTGTACGATGTTAGGGATCAATTTGTGCTTCCGGTGAGATTTGATCTAATATTCCGTAAACAAGCGCGTTGAGTTCGACACAGGCGGCTTTGGCAAAATCAGGAAGCTCAACGTCTATATGGCGGGCGGAAACGGTGTCTCGAATGTCGTGCATACCAAGAAGCCCGTGAACCGTGTCGTCTTCTGGGTTGTTGTGGGTTATGTTCTCAAGGCTATGGTCAAACTTTTCCCAGCCGTAAAGGGCATAGATGCTGTCAAGAACCTTGATTGGGTTTTTCACCAGATCGCGGTAGTCAACAAAAAGAAGCCGTTCTGGAAATTCTACCTTGGCAAGGGCAATAGCTTCTGCTGCACGGCAAATAGGTTCGCTACCCGGCTGCAAAAGTTCAAAATACAAACTTTCTGTGTTTTCCCGACCGTTGTTTAACATAAGTGCCGCCATAGATTTAACCACATCTTCTAGCGGACGAACCATAACAACAAACTTTTGATCTGGGTTAACATGGGCGGTCCACATGTCAAAATTATCTGGGTGCGTCCAAGTTCTGCCTTTTTCAATTACAATTGGTTGCTCAACATTTTTGTAATACAGCGCTGGAAGCGCAGAAAGAATGTCGTGTTTGGTATCAAATCGCCTGTTTGCAGCAACTGCGTCAATGTTATCGCAGGTTTGCTGAACATCCCACATTAGCTGGCAAAGAGCCGACGCACCCTCTCCGTAGATACGGGGGTTCTGCGACAGAAGGGCCACAAGCAGGGTTGACCCCGTTCTGGGAAGCCCGCTGATAATGGCAAACTCTTTTTTCACAAACGTATCAACCCTTGTCGTAAGTTGGAGATTGCTCGCCGCCAAGTTTCTTCTGGATGTTGAAGATGCGCGTGCCGTCTTCGAGCGCCATGAACTCATGCGGCTCGTTTGGGCGGAAATCTACGAGGTCGCCGGGACCGGCTTCTATCGACCAATCGTGGCTGTAGACCTTGATCCGGCCCTTAGCCACGATGGTGATGTGGACGTTACCCGCGTCGTGGCTGTGCTTAAGCAACAGATCACCCGCCTTCTCAAAGTCAAAGCGAGCAATGCGTAGGTCGCCTAAGTTATCGAGAAACTTACTGGATAACATCGGGGGCGGTTCCCGGCTGATCAATCAGTGGTCGTTCTGATATGGGTTGCACAAAGTTTGTACCATCCCATCCCCAGCCAATGCCGACGTTCATACCTTCAGGAATTGGCTCCATCAGGTAGCCCTCTGGCGGTTGCCAAGTGTTTTCATCGCCATCCCAAACAACGATGTTTTCGACTAGGTTGTTTTGGATCATTGCCCAATTGCTTACCATGAAATTACCCATACCTTTCCTGCTCCACCAGCGCCACCAGCGGTTCCGCCGCCACCACCACCACCACCACCAGCACCGCCAGCGTAGCCTGTACCGGCGACATTCCCCGCGCCGCCTGCGCCACATTTTATAGAACTGCCCGCCGATCCCGCGCCGTAGTAGCCGCTGCTGCCGGATGTGGCGGTTATGCTACCGCCCGTAGAGCCACCTTGGCCATTACCACCCTGACCACCACCGCCGCCACCGCCGCCGCCAAACATAGAAGTGCCACCGGTTCCCGCCGGTCTTGGTCCTGAACAACAGCCACCACCATAACCACCACCACCACCACCACCGCCACCCAAGTAGCTCGCGCCACCATCACCACCGTTTCTGGAGCCGTAAGCATAAACGCCGCCGCCGCCGCCCCGCGCATCAGGGGTGGTGGCAGTTGCTATACCAGCGCTCGCTACCGCAGGACCACCGGGAGCGCCGCCACAGCCGCCGCCGCCTGGGGTGCCGGTTCCACCACCACCACCGCCACCGTTACGATTACCACCACCACCTGCGCCGCCGTAGCCATAAATCAGACTACCGAAGTTTGAGGTTCCGCCTGCGCCGCCCACAGTAACAGAGACAGTGCTGTTGAGTGCCGACGCTAGGAAAAGAAATTGTTTTCTTGCGCCACCGCCGCCGCCGCTGCCGCCGCTGCCCGCATCGGCACCGCCGTTTCCGCCGCCGCCAACAACATCAACCTGCACATAGGTAGCGGCAGTGGGCTTAGTCCAAGTGGTGCTTGAAGAATAGGCCTGTATGTCCGTTGCTGACCCAGATGTGCTGGAAGTGGTAATCGTACCGTTTGTGTTGATGACGCTCCAGCCATCCGTGTCGGTAAATTGCAAAGTTGAGCCGGGCGGCAACGATAGCGAGGCTACATAATTGTAGGTCGTGCCGTTGTCATTCAGTCGGATCGTCACCGCTACGAAGTCGGTGTCCTTGTTGCACACCGTGATGAGGTTGACCTTGCGCTGCGTGCTTGCCGCAGGTGCGCTGACGATGTCCACAGCGGTCGTGCTGTTGGTGTTTGATAGCTGGTTTCCCGGCGTCGTGGTTGAGGAGGTAAAGTCCACATAGTCAACCACAATCGGACACTGGTTGGCGGTAACAGCCACCCCCAGTAGGATTTGAACTTTTTTGGTGGTCGCGTTGAGGATCATCTAAATCACCAAGTAAAAATAGCTACGCGGCCACCGCCGCCTGCGCCACCAGCGCCGCCCGTGGTTGTACCACCACCACCACCGCCGCCACCGCCACCGGGAAATGCACCAGCACCGCCAGCAGAACCCGTACCGGCGTTATTCCCTGCGCCACCAGCACCGCCGCCGCCTGCAAATGAGGCTATGGCAGAACCCGCAGCGGACGCCGTGCCGGTGTTAACCGTAGCAGAAGCAGCGCCGCCACCCGCGCCCGTAGACGAGCCGCCAGCAACACTGCCAGCGCCGCCAGCTTGGGAGGTGTTAGTTGTAGCAACACCACCACCCCCGCCGCCGCCGCCAGCAGATGAGAAAGAGCCACCGCCCGCGCCGCCAGCGGCAGCGCCCGTTGTGCTTGCTGATCCGCCCGCACCGCCACCAAGGTAAGAACCCGGAGCGCCAGCAGGTGTAGCCGCTGCTGTGGTGCTACCAGCCCCTAAGTCAGTGGGAGAGTTATAGTTAGCAGCACTTGAAGCAAGCGCCGCACCACCCGCAACACCTGTAGCAGAAGTGGCCGAACTGCCTACCGCTGTCCCACCAGCACCGCCGCCGCCAGCGGCGCCTGTTGCAGTACCCTTGGCACCGCCGCCGCCGCCGTAGCCGTAAAGATAGGTGCCAAAACTGGAGTTGTTGCCGACCGTACCGTTAGAGCCATCGGCGCTAGAGCCACCAGCACCACCGCTTACGGCGGTAGCTACGGTCGCTGTAACTGTAGTCGTGCCGGGCGTGCCAAGATCGGTGGCAACGTACCAAGCTGTAAACCGCCGAGCGCCACCACCACCACCACCACCGCTACGGACACTGGCCGCAGCACCACCGCGACCGCCGCCGCCAGAGCCTCCGCCTCCGACAACCTCGACGTACACTTCCTTGGCAGTCGAAGGGATCGTCCACGTTGAGGTGGATGTATAGACGGCAGCCGAAATAGGGATCGTGGCTTCAACAGTTAAAAACTGACCACTGCTATTGATAACAAACCAGCCACGGGTATCGGTGAACTGGAGGACAGTGCCGACCGCTATCACAATGCCAGAAGCAATGACGTAGGTGCTAGTTGTGCTGCTGTCGTAAATCTGGATGCTTGCCGTAATTAACGCAGTATCCTTGTTCGCTATCGACAGGAAGTTGACCTTGCGTTGCGTACTAGACGCAGGTGCGCTCAGTATCGTGACGTTGGCAACGCCGTTGGTGTTCGACACCTGAAGGCCGGGAGTTGTCGTCGTCGAGGTGAAATCAACGTAGTCTATAGCCACGGGGCAGTCGTTCGTAGCCTTGGCGGCTGCGAGGACGACCTGAAGAATTTGAGTTGTGGAGGTTAGGAACATCTTACCAGCACCACACTTTGACTTGTCCCGCAGCGCCAATACCCCCAAGGGCTGTACCCTCGCTACCACCGCCACCGCCACCACCGGGGAAGCCACCATTGCTTCCGCTAGTGTATCCCGTAGAACTGGTCCCGCCACCACCCCCTAAGCCACAGCCTAAGATATCTGTACCGGCGGTGGTGCCATTAACAGAACCACCAGCACCACCAGTAGCTGTGGTACCAGAGCCACCGCCAGCGAACCCCGATCTACCACCGCCACCGCCACCGCCACCGCCGCCAGCCGAGAACCAAGAATATGCGCCCACAGCGCCGCCGCTAGCAAGCCGAGCGCCGCCACCACCACCACCACCACCACCTAAATATGAGCCGCCACCGGCATTACCGTAACCGCTAGCACTTGCGGCACCGCCTCCGCCTCCGGCGTTATCCGCAGTCGCCGTTCCGGCGGCTCCACCAGCCCCAAAAGCTGAACCTCCAGTCGTGCCACTACCAGCAGAAGTGCCGCCACCACCGCCGCCGCCAGCACCCCCGTTGTTGTCATTAACCGCAGCGCCCCCTGCGCCACCATAGGCATATAGGTAAGTACCAAAATTAGAAGTGTTGCCCGTAGAGCCAGCGGAAGATGATGCCGAGCTTGTTGCAGCGGCAACAGTTACCGAAACGGTGGCGGGCAAATCTTTGGATAAAAACAAAAATCGATTGCGTTTGCCGCCACCACCACCGCCACCACCACCGCCACCAGTAGGCCCACAACCACCACCACCACCACCGATGCACTCGACCATAACAAAGCGGCAAGGTGGCTTTGTCCAAGTTCCGTTGGCCGTGAACGTCTGATTAAGTGAACTGGCAGATGTGGCAATCCCGCCCCCAAGTGTCATAACAGACCACCCACGCCTGTCTGTGTACTGCAACGTAGCGCCAACCGGGATCGACATGGCGCTGACCAGTTGGTAGAGCGTGGCGTTGTCGTTGATCTGGATCGTCACCACGACCGCCGCCGTGTCGGCGTTGAACAGCGTAATGCCGTTGACCTTGCGCTGCGTGCTGGCCGCAGGAGCAGCCAGAATGTCGGTTGTGGTCACGCCGTTGGTGTTGACCGAGGTCATAGCTGGCGTGGTCGTCGTGGAGGTGAAGTCCACATAGTCAATGTTGATGGGGCAGTTGGCCGTGGTGATGGCCCCGGCCAGAAAGACTTGCAGTTTTTGGGTCGTGGTTGTGAGGATCACAGGCGCATACTCACCAATAGAAGTGCTTGACCTTGGGTTAGCCCACTCGCAGCCGGGGCGGTGGACGACCACGTCGTGCCGTTAGACGTAAGGACGTTACCGGTAGTGCCGGGAGCAACAGTCTGCAAGGCACTTGTGCCATTGCCCAGAAGCACGTTGTTTGATGCAAGGGTTGCCGCACCCGTACCGCCGTTGGTCGGGGCCAGAACGCCAGTCGAGCTTGCGCCTTCAGCGAGGAAGCTAAGATTGCGGGGGATGCTCATGATGCGGGTTCCTAAAAAGTTATAGAGCCAGAACCAACCGTGGTCCATTTATACACGCGAAAGCCGCCTGAGACAGTGATGGTTGGTGAACCTGTAGTAGAAATAGCGGCGGGATAGGTATCGGAATATTTAATTACAACAATACCAGAACCTCCAGCGCCGCCGGTACCGCCAGCATAAGCAAAACCTCCGCCACCGCCACCGCCAGAATTAGTGCCACCCGATCCGCCAGCGTTACCCGATCCTGCTACGCCACCGTTACTACCACCAGTGCCGCCGCCGCCGCCTTGATTGCCACCACCACCACCACCACCAGCGCCGCCATTGCCTGAAGCATTGCCCGAGTCCCTAGAAGAAGCGCCACCACCACCACCGTAATAAAGACTTGAGCCTGTAATAGAAGAAGCTACACCCGATCCACCGTTCCCTCCAATGCCGGAAGAGGAATTTGACCCTACTGCGCCCGCTCCACCGCCGCCTCCCGCGCCGCCGGATTGATATACAACAGAACCACCAGCATAACCTTGTCCCGAAACCCCAGTACCCGCAGAAGGAGTTCCTCCAGTTTGATCACTATAACTACTAGCGCCTCCGCCTGATCCGCCATTTATACCGGAATTAAGAGTTGCAGTGCCGCCTCCTGAAATGGAACTTCCGCCTCCACCTCCGCCTTGGGCGGTAATATTTGAAAATACGCTATCAGAACCGCTATTACCTCTTGTTGACGAAGTGGTTCCCGCGCCACCAGCGCCAACGGTTATTGTAAGAGAAACCCCTGCGCTTGCTAAATATCCGGTAGCTGTAAGAACGCCTCCGCCACCTCCGCCACCGCCGACAGACCCACCTCCAGAGCCGCCACCGGCAACAATTAAATATTCCAATGGAGGTGTGGTTTTTGCTAGTGAAATTAGCATCTGTTGAAGCGCAGACATTAGGTCAGACCTGAGCCAGAGATAATCCACGTTGTGGAGGTCATCTTGGTTGCGGTTGCCACGCCGTACTGAGCCAGCGTGCGAGAGCCTGTGGTGCCAGCGCCCGCAAGATAAAGCGTGTCCGTCGTAATGGCGATGGTCACGGCATTTGTAGACATATTGATGAACGTCACCGTGGTGCCAACGACATAGGCCACAGAACCGTTGGCCGGGATCGTGTAGGTTGCAACAGCCGCTGCGGCAGCGTGGAAGATCGACTTTCCGCTGTCGGCCAAGACCAGCGTGTAGCTGCCCGTCTGGGCGTTCTGCGGGATCGTTAGGTAGCCGACAGCGTTGGTGCCGTCCGCCGTACAGTTGGACATGTTACCTGATGCCGGTGTGCCAAGAGCAGGCGTAACCAGCGTGGGTGACGTAGCCAGCGCAACAACCGTGCCCGTGCCCGTTGTGGTGTAACTCGTACCCCACGCGGAACCTGTAGAGTTGGCGATACCAGCGCCGGGGTAAGTCATGGCCCCGGTCGGCCCTGTAGGGCCACCAGCGCCGGTCGTTCCAGTTGGACCCGTAGGCCCTGTCGGACCCTGAGCGCCGAGGTTGCCGACGATAAACGCCATTACCTCTACGATGTCGCCAGACGCCGCAGCTACCGCCAATACCACCGAGGTTCCGTTAGTGGCGGTGTAGTCAACACCTGTAAGCAGGACGCCGTTTAGGTAAACCTGAATTGCACCCACGGTGTAGGCCACCGTGAACGTCGTCTGTGCAGCGGTGGCAGTGAAGGTGGTGCGCGTGTACGAAGCCGCGCCGGGAGAGCCAGTTGGGCCAGTAGGCCCGGTGGGTCCATTAACGCCAGCAGTTCCGGTTGGGCCGGTTGGGCCGGTGGGTCCAGTGGGGCCAGTAGCTCCGGTGACGCCAGTTGGGCCAGTAGGCCCAGTAGGCCCTGTTGGCCCTGTGGCTCCGGTAACGCCCGTTGGACCAGTAGGCCCAGTAGGCCCAGTAGGCCCTGTTGCTCCGGTAACGCCTGTTGGCCCTGTAGGCCCAGTTGGGCCAGTGGCTCCGGTAACGCCCGTAGGACCAGTTGGCCCTGTTGGCCCTGTGGCCCCGGTAACGCCCGTAGGCCCAGTCGGCCCTGTTGGCCCTGTGGCCCCGGTAACGCCCGTAGGTCCGGTTGGCCCTGTTGGCCCTGTGGCTCCGGTGACGCCCGTTGGACCCGTAGGCCCAGTAGGCCCGGTCGGTCCAACTACGGTAGAGGCGGCACCAGTTGGTCCGGTCGGACCCGTTGGGCCAACAGGACCGGCAGCGCCGTTGAGGTTAACCGTCCAGCTTGCAAACGTGCCGGAACCAACAACAACGCCAATGCTGGCAACCATTGCCCCGGTGGTACCGTTATATGAAACCACGTTACCCGACATGTAATGAGTCGTGTCATTGGCGATCAGAACCGGCTGACCAATGGTATAGTTCAGGTTGGTCCCAACCGTCAGCGACTGGGTTCCAACGCCAAGCGTCAGAGATGTTGTGCTTGTCGTGGCATACAACGAGCCGTTGGAGCCGGTGGGGCCAGTAGGCCCTGTTGGACCAGTAGGCCCTGTTGGACCCGTTGGGCCAATCGGACCAGTTGGGCCAGTAGGCCCTGTTGGACCTGTTGGACCTGTTGGGCCTGTCGGTCCCGTAGGGCCTGTTGGCCCCGTGGGTCCAGTTAACCCAGTAGACCCAGTCGGACCTGTCGAACCCTGAGCGCCGGTTGGGCCTTGGAATCCCAACGGACCTGTAGGTCCAGTCGGACCTGTGATTCCCTGCGGACCTTGGCTACCTGTAGGCCCAGTCGGTCCTGTAGGCCCCGTGGGGCCGGTTGAGCCGGTCGGACCTTGCGGGCCTTGGTTGCCTGCGGTTCCTTGCTGTCCGGTCGGGCCGGTGGGTCCGGTTGGTCCCGTAGGGCCATTTGAACCAGCAGTGCCGGTTGGACCAGTTGGGCCGGGCGTTAGGCCGGAAATCTGGCTCGCAGTGATGCGAACCGACGTTCCGCTTTGAACGGCCTCAAGCTGTTCTCCGCCAGTAATCGACGTAGCAAGTGGCAGGTTAGGGATTGTCGTATTTGCCATGTCCTAGCCACCCGTCTGCGGAATTTGATCGTAGTTATACGGCACGCCGACCAAAGCTGTAATCATATTCGTGGTGGACGTAAGCAACGCACCGGCAGGAATTGCCTTGTTTGTTTGATAGGTGAAGGCCGTAGCGGTCGTTACCGTGACGCTGAAGAAGCCACAGGCTCCCGTATCTGAAAGACCTTGCACTGAAATCTGGTCGTTCGTGGTTAGGCTATGAACGCCGTTACATGTGACCGTAATCTGGTCAGTGCCGCTTGCGGTGACCGAAACAAGAGAAAGCTGAACGGCATAATGATTCTTGCCGTTAAGCGGCATGACGGCATTCTGGTCCAAACCAATACCCTTAGACGGCCCAATCGGCTGCGTGGTCAGGTTTAGGCCATCTTCAGTCTGCAGGTTTGAACCGTTCGGAATCGGGATGCCGGTGGTGGGATCAATCGTAGGTGGCTCTGTCGTTGTTTGGAAATCAGTCTCAGCGAGAGCGAAGTCCTGAACGCGAGCGTTGATGATCGGTGTTGGGTCTGCAGGAACGACAATCGCCCGAAGTTGCTCTTGGGGTGTGTCGTAGCAATCGTTGCAGACAAGAATCCGCGTGTTCTGGATCGCGGCACCGCGCCAGTCGAACTGCCATTTCAAGTCGATCCAGTTGTACCGAAACCCACAACGATCACAGATCGCGTGGGCTTGGGGGCTAGTGGAGCTTGTTTTGGCCCTGCCGGACTGAGAGGCGTACCCCATGATTAAGGCCTAAAATAGCTGGATATCATGGGTGAAATATACTGCTGAGCCGTCTCTACGTTCTGCTCAACAGCGATCATGTAGGACTCGTCAGCAAGCGGCTTGATTAGCTGGATTTTCTCTGGAGCCCAAATCAAAGCCAGACGTTGCGCCATGGCGTAGGCGAAGGCTTCTAAGAAGTACCCCGGAATGTTGACGTTCTGTCCGTTGGTGAAACCTGCGTCATCAATCTGGCAGACGCGATAATACTTCAGGGCAACCTGACTTCCGTCCGGCACCGGCCAGAGCGTGACAGTGCCGCTGATAAGGCGGTCTTGCCAGTAGGTTGTTGGGAAGCCTTGCTGTTCCTTATTTGGATAAGAGGCATACTCCGTGCGGCTGACCGGAAGAATCAGGCGGTCAATTTCGTTCGTTCCGGTTCCAGTGGTGACGTAGGTGTCCAACATCACAATGGTGCTGGTTGGAACCGAATAAGTGGACTGACCTTGAACCAAGGGAATGGTCTGCAGATCAACCATCCAAAGGTTGACGCCTTGGCTGCTCCAGCGGCCAAGGATCATGTTTGCCGCCATGCGGGCGGATTCCATATGCTCCTGCAGCAGAGCCGTATTTCGGATGCCGCAAAGATTAAAGGCGTAGAGGGTGATCTCGCCTAGCGATGGGTTAAAGTCATAGGTACCGCTGACGGCCATAACGAACCCTTATGGCTTGCGCTTATCGCGTGCCAGCTTGTTGAATCGACAGAGCGACGGAACCCGATCCCGTGGTAATCTTCAAACGAATGCCACGGCAAGGAATGGTCATAGCGACAGCGGCTGAAGCGCTTGCAGCAGAGAGGCCGGTAATGTCAAACCAGTTGCCCGTTGCGGGATCGTAGCTATCGGCGGTCGTGTCATCCAAGGTGAACTGAGCGGAAAAAGAACTCACGCTTCCGGTGACAACGGCCTGAAGGCCTACGTTGAAGTTTTCAATGAAGAAGTCGGGAATGACGTAGGTGGTCGCGCCAGCGCCCGTCTGCGTCAGGGTAATGTTCGGCATCGCCATGGCGTGTCCCCTTGAAAGTAATCTATCCTACCACCTAACAGCACTAAGTAAAACGGGGGCGTAAAGCCCCCGTTTCCTTATTCAACCAAGCCAATCAGCTTAGCTGCCCATTTCAACCTTGTGGCCCTTCGGCGGAGTGCCGGAGCGAGCCGAGGAGAACGGGTTGGCATTGGCGCTACCGCCGCTCTTACGAGCCATGCGGCCTGCGTTTTGCTTTGAAGCTGCGCCATGAACCTTGCCAACAGCCTTGCCGCCGCGCTTCCGCTCTTCAGCTTCGTCGTTGACATTGCTTTGGTAGGTGTAACGCATATTCTTCTTGCCGAGGTCTTCGGAGGCCTCGTTTACGCCACCAGTGGCGCGGGTTTTGCGACCTTTCATAGGGGCCTCCTTTAGCTGATGAGGTTGTTGGACTGGATGTAGGTGACGGTCAAAGAACCGACGCCAGAACCAGTGTTGGTGGAAGTGACAACAATCTGAACGTCGGTGTCGCCAACGTCTTGCCAGTTGGCAATTTGGGTTGCCCCGGTTCCGGGGGTAACCGCAACAAAACCAGCAGTCGTTCCGTCAACAGCCGTAGCCGTAGTAAAGGCTGTGGCGGAAGCGGTATCGCCAATTCCAAGGGTCTTGGCAGCACCGGTCCAACCCGTAGAAACCGCCAGCGTAATGCTGAGGATTTGGCTCTGGGCCGGAATAACGATGGCTGTGGTATAGACACCAGCGACAGTGCCGTTGGTGGCTTGAGTAACAACTTGAGACTGCGCCATGACGCAGTAGCCGACATTGGCGGTTCCGTTGTATCCCCCAACTCCGGCAAGGTTACCCGTGCCGTCGCTTTGGAGGACATTCCCCGCCTGAATCGGCCCGGTGAAGGTAGTGTTTCCCATGGGGGAATCTCCTTTAAGGGGTTAGACCCCCTCCAGATGGAGGGGGCCAATTCAGACTTACGAGGTTGGGAACGAACCGTAGATCGAACGCCAGTTGTAGTAGCCGAAGCTGTAACGCTCATAACCCTTAACCAGCAGGTTATCGGTCACAAAATCGACCTGCATATCCGTCTCGAATTTAACCCGTTCCATGTAGGACAGGCCATCGATGTTGGTCAGCATGAACCAAGCATAGGCCGAGGTCAGGAAGTCATTGACCATGTAGCCTTCTGGAACGCCACCCGAAGTACTAAGGATTGCGTTCACATCATTATCTGCCGTACCCGGACGTAGTTCAGTCTTGATAAGGCGGATAGCAACGGGCTCCAGTTGCGGCGGAACGATCAGCTTACGACCGCGAGCGAACACCTTCAGACCGGCTTGGTCCTTGAAGTTCGTGCGGATCGAAATCATCGCGTTCAGCAGCGTGGCCTCGTTGAGGTCCACTTGAGTGGTTGGCGTGTTGGCAACCGTACCGCCATCAATCGGGTGGTTGGTGGCGCAAAGAGCCACGCCGTCACCGCCGATGGAAGCATTGTAGGTTGTTGCCGTGTTCAGCAGGTTCGAACCGTAGATTTCCTTGGTCTGTTGGAAAGACTCGATCAGACCGAGGTTCGACGGGTGGAACTGCGTCTTGTACAGGTTGTCATCAATGGCCTTGCGCGTAATGGCATAGCCAAGCGCAATTTCATTGTGTTCTTGGTTGTACACAAAACGCTCACCGGCACTGTTGTCGAAGGACGTTTGAGCGCCTTCGGTCTTCAGTTGGGCCAGACCGAGGTACCGCATTTCGGCGGTGCGCTCTAGCGCCATCTTAGAATCGTGCTTGGTGAAAATCTTGTCGTACTGAGATGGGATCATCTCATACTTGCCTTCAACCCCACGGAGGCCGGGGAGCAGAAGGTCTTTAATTGCTGA